TTCTTGGAACGAAGAGTAACGACTGGCAGGTTCTCGAAAGCACCTTCCATGTCTTTGATAAGCTTGGCCAGGTCTTGGAAAGCCTTCTTCAAGGAAGAAACTGCCGAAACAGCCTTGGGTTCCTTGAAAGAGTCCAAAGCATAGATTACCTGATCAAGTTGAGATTGGAACTTCTCGCGGGTTTGTTTGGCCTCAATGTCATTGGCCCATCCACTCAGAGAGTAGTAAACCTTGCGATCTTGCACTGGGTTCAGCTCAAGGAAAGCATTGACGAAACGACGCAGGTCCTCGCCGCGAGCAAGTTCAGTACCAACACGGCTGACAAGCATCTTGTTCAAAGACAAGATTCTTTCGAAGATGTCCTGGAGCTGTTGGTTGAATGTCTTGAGGAGACGTTTGCGGATGTCCTCTCGGCGCTTCAAGCGCTTGGTGAGACTAGTTCCACCGGATGCGGATGCCCCGCTTGCGGATGCCCCGCTTGCGGATGCCCCACCTTTCTTCTTTTTCCCGGAAAGTTTCTTTCCGGATTTCTTGTGTTTGGCTCCGCCATGTTTCTTCTCCAAGTGAGCGACAATGTCGGCATGACGGTAGTCGTTGCGGAGAATAATGTCGGCAGCTGCAAGCATCTTGCGGAATTCATCATCGGTGCGAGCATCATCGAGCTTCGCCAACAACGATTCGTTGACTTCATCACGGAGCTTCTTGAAATCCTTCAGATCCTTGTATTGCTTGTGGGAAATACCCAATCGTCGGAGAGCATTATCAACCTCGGCCGCGGCATAGGCAACAGTACCCACGCCAGAAAGCATAAGAGCAACCTTTTCACCGAACTTGGCGGTTCCAGGAGCACTCTTGATGCGCTTGACCATAGATTTCAAACCCTTCTCCTTGGCCAAAAGTTCATCCAAAGATTTCTCCTTGGCATCAGCAATTCCAGCCATGTTTTCAAGCAGCTTGATTTGACGAGCAACCTCCATGACAACAGCATCAGAGAATGCACTGAGTTTCTTCAATGATGCCGCTGTGGAAGAGTCTTCAGATTCAGCAGCAATTTTGTGCATGGCCTTCCTGACAAGATCCAGATAGGCACGCAGAGTTTCCAAGTTTCCAAGAACTCGGCGCATGTCCTCACGAACGCCTACGAACTCAGCTCGGAGTCCAGACATGAGTGTGTGCATGACCTCAGAGATACCCTCACATACCTCATCCAAATCACCCTTAGGGTCAACAACTTTGGTTCCGTAGTTTTTGTTAATCACTTCAGCCATGACACGACACACTCGCTCATGGATGAGTTTGTCAGCCTTGAACTTACGCCCATCCTTGGTGGGGTCGGGCAGAGCAGCACTCAAGGCTCTGACGATTTTTTGGATGTCTTTTTCTTTAGGGTCCAAACCTTTGATTTTCAGCTTGGTTGCGGCGTCATGAGCAATGTCTCGGATGAGTCTGGCCTTAGCCTTGCTCATAACAGAATTCTCATAGCGTTCCAGTCCTTCCATTCCTCCAACGACCGATTTACCAGCTACCATTTTGATTCTATTGTTTTGGCAAGCTTCTGCTATAACAGCATTAGATGCGCTCTTGTCGAGTCCGAGCTTAGCAAGGATTGCATGCCGGTAGAGATCAGAGAGATTTGAGGACATATTAAACTATACTGACTGTTGGATAATTTTTTAGTATAATAATTAAGTTCCGCCGCATGAAGCATAATGGAAAAAATAATTTCTCCAATGAAATTTAAGAGCTGAATCTTGGATACTCTGAAATCATTTCTATTTCGGCGTGATCCTTTAGACAATTCTCTCCGCACCGTGCAATATTCAAAAAAAGAGCTACAGCTCCTTTATCACGTTAATCCGATTCTCCCTGATAAGGGAGTCATCCAATGTACGAAGATCATCAATTGTCATATTCGTTGTCATTATCATAATGACGTTCGGATATAACCCATCATCTATGTCATCCAGGAAATTGTTCCAATCAGACTTTCGATGTATTTGGGCAGGGCAGTATTTGTTCACTGCCACCTTTTTATGTTTCACTTCGCACAATATTTCATCAATCTCTTCCAAAGCAACTATTAGTGGAGACTCTTTGGAAGGAGCCGCTGCTAGGTATAGCTTGCGGAAGGAATCTCCGGCAGTCGTAGGATTATACGTCTTACAATACGATCCATCCAGCTTTTTACATAAGAGCTTACCTATTGCCGACTTTCCGGAACCAGGTTTTCCACTGAGTAATACCACGACATAGTTCTGTCTCCTATAAACCGATATGACCTCCTCCATTATTCCGTGTTGGCCCGGTTTGGGCCTTTTCAACTTGCTGGTGAAGGGAACAGCTCGAGTAGAATAGGTTATGTCAAACGAACAACCGTCTCTTTCCCACAATTTCCAGTCCTTTGGTCTATTCTCGAAATTGAGTCCAGACGTAAACTCGGAATATTTTTTCAGCGTGCACCACATGTAAGCGGTGCGGCGAGTTTGTCCATGAGAGTCAGTTGAGGATTTTATCCATCCAACGAACCACCATCCAAAACATACTCCCAGTGCCTGATCATCCTTTACCATCAAGGACCACACTTTCTTGTCTAGGAGTATTAGCTTCTCCTGAGAATCAATAACATATACTCGACGCCAACGTGCCGATAATATGCCCAAAATTCCCAATAGAGCCAGCAAAAGACTGGAGTTGGAAGCTAGCAGAATAAGGACTAGAGAGTAGTCCATTGTGTGGATCCCGAACTGTCTTCAAAATTCAATTTTTATTAAAAAATCAGCCCAGAATTTCTAAGTGCAAGTTTTTTTATTAATTAGAGAATTTTTCATACATGTATATAACCTCAAAGATGCCACGTCACAGTGGAGGTAAATTGCCTGCGGGCATGAAAAAGTACCCAAATATTATGGCCTATCTTAGGACCAAACATGCCGCCGTTGCGGATGTGCTTGATGATTTGTTTATGTCTCGAGCCCTGGTTCCCCGAGCCAAGACTGGGCGTACTTTCCTTGTTCCCGATGCTGCTCTCATGAAAAAGATCACTGCCGCTTTGAAAAGTGCTGATCCCGAAGAGGCAACTGATATTCTCTCCACATTGATCATTACTGATTATTTGCCCACTGTTAAGGAATGGAGAGATCGTCGCGACGATATTCCTAACTTGCTTGGTAAGCTAGTGCAAGTGAAGAATCTCAACGCCACCAAGGTGGAACTTGTGGCTGGATCAATTACTCCCGCCAAGGACTATGTTCCATTCGACCGCAGTGGTCGGGCCAAACGAGGCAACACTGCCGTCTGGCTCTTGAAGGGAGAAGTTCCATATGGAGATGACGTACCTGATGCCAAGGGTAAATACAACCACTCCGAGGCCGTTTCCGGTGCTATGGAGATTCAATCCACCACTCTTCTAGTATTGACTGATCGCGTTGAAAGCAAATATGAGCAATATCTCAGAGATCCTACCAAGATCCGCAACCCATACCAAGAAGTTCTGGCCGCCTTGGCTGCCTATGCTGCTCGGGAGGGTGATCAATGCTGCTTACAATGGATCGCAGCTTGTCTATGTCACGGTTGTGAAGTTGCCTACTATTTGGTACTCCAACCTTATCGATCTGAAATGCTTGATGGCAAGCGAATTATTAAAGACTCATTGCTACAAGGTTTCATCCAACGCAACTACGACACATTGCAGATCCAGAACCCCGCTGAAGAGCTGCGTGCCTTGGTTGACAGTCAAGCTCAATCTAATGAGGATAGAGTTGCTCGTGCCCGTGAAGCTATTGCTCAGCGATGTGGGGACAAGGGCTTCATGAGCGTCATTAGAGAAATTGCCACCGCGTACTCTAATTTGGGTGAAAGCAATGTTCTGGAAGATGTTGCTGATGTCATGCCTGATGAATTGGCAGATCGCGTCAAGGAAGTTGCCCGTGTTGCCGGAGTTGCTCCTGGTCAAATCTTGGCTTACACGGATGAGCGTGGATTCATACTGTGGAGCAAGTTCTACGAAGTGAGTGCTGGGCGCTTGGCAGCAGAATGGCCGACGCTTAAATCTCGTATCGTCTCTACTGGCAGCGCACCTGATAATGTTGATCCCTACAACAACACTGTGTTTAACAATGCTGAGCGCGCTAAATCTGTTATTAACCCCGGTATGTGGTTCGCATGCGGCCCTCTCCTGTTCGTGCGAAGTTCCCACTTTGTCAACACAAACAGATCACAAGGTTGTACTGCTAAGATGGGAGCTTACTCTGGAGCTGCTGAATCTCCTCTTGAAGGTGGATTCGTTAACCGTACTGAGAGAACAATGCGTGGATTGAGCGACGATGCTGAATCTCTGGCGGCCGTTCCTCCTGCGGACAATGGACGTATGGCTCTTGAACTAGCCAGGTATGTTGATAGAGAACGCATCGACAAAACTACCACAGTGGGCGAATTGCTGGAAAAACTTGGAGTTTAATTGCTCAAAATCCTTCCGGTTTTGGTAAAGAACAATAATAATTAATTTTTTCCAAAATTGAAACTTCCAATGGCGAACTCAGCGATATGGATATAGAAAAAAATAGCCAAATTGAAAATTTAGCACCCACTTAACACATGTCTAAACATGCTAACACATGTTTAAGATTTCTGCGCTCCATTTATTAGAGCAAATGGGTACCTTAATTACTTGGGCAAATCCCTCCGCCTTGGTGGGTTTACTGAATTTTTTGCGCAGTCCATAAAAGACTTGTCTTGGCGGCATCTTCAGACCCCTGGCACGTTTGAGAACCGTGCCCTCCCGCTGTGTGTATTCAAATCGCATGTGATATAAACTCATCCTCTGGGACTGCTCCATAGTTGCATCTATGAAAATACAGGTTATTTTGCGAGGAGCCAGTTTGTCTATAATTTCCTTGCGCTTGGCTTTATCTACAAATGTACCCCCAATAAAGCATTTGGGGGGAAAGGTCTTATGACGAGCATATTTTACCACATGATCGGGGTAATTAAACATACGAATTTCCTCTTGGCCTGTATTTGGATACCCAACAATTAGCAATATGTCTGTTTCTGGTAGTTTAGTGCATATTTGCGGTTTTATATCCGGCCGGGGAAGGATCGCGGGCTTACCCTCCGGAGCGTCCCCTTGGGGGTTAAAGTATTCCTCTGGAGTTATGAAACTGGTGTCCGTGTTTCTAGCAAACCCATAATCACTATCAGAGAAATCGCCTGGACGACCAGCCGCATCGCCAACGAAAAGTCTTAAAGTTGCTTTTCCAGAATCCTTGGTATTTTGTTCCTTCCAAAAGTCGTACATACCTGTAGAGGGTTTTCGGAATATATTATGATCCATTGCTACATAGACTTGTACTGCAATTCCAAGATCTTTGACAATGTTTTCAATGCGCTTCTTAATTATTTTAGGCCTACGGGTTGCCTGGTTCGTGAATATAACTATATTATAGTTCAGAGCCGTCGTTTCAAGAACTTCGCGTACATTTGGTAGATACTCCCAGTCATCAGCATCTTTGGGGTGTCTACGTTTTCCATGAGGTTTCACTAAAGTAAAATCTAGATCAAATCCCATACTGCGCGCATGTGGCGCTTTGGCCGGAATCCAAGCTATTCCTTCGGATGTTTTCCACATAGGTATATATCTTCCAGAATTTGTTTAATTCCCAAAGAGTTTCTCTTTGGAGATTTTCAAATTTCATCGTCATCAGTTTCCTTAACTCTCTCGCCATTGTTTGTGATATGATGTAGACCAGATAGCTGCATGCGACCAGTGGCTGCACATTTAGGCAATTGAAACTTACCACAATTATTTTCCAATGTGTACCAATCTACGTTCTTGACACTAGTCACTCGAATAACTTCTACTGGCATTGACGATGTTTAAGCTTCGATTTCTTTTGACCCATCTAATATATTCACAAAAAATTACAATTGAATATCCATATAGATGTTTGGCAACTACATATTTTTCCTATAGTCAGTCATAATAAAGTATTACGAAGTGTTTGTAAACTTTGGAAAAATTCTATTACTCCTGATAAGTGCGAAGTATGTCCTTGGGATCAAATTTGTCGGTACAATTACTTCAGAAAGGGGCTATTTGGACCGAAAAAATTGTGCCTATGCGGCATCCCATGGGTATCTAAAAGTGATACAATGGACATACGACAATGATCAACTATGGATGTCGCAGGTTATGGCTAATGCGGCATTTGGTGGTCATTTGAATATCTTGGAATGGCTTCACTCCAAAAATTATATCATGGACACCATAGTTGAATCATGGGCTAGAAAACAAAATCACGATCATATCCTGACCTGGTTAGCCAGTTTTGCACAAAATTTACTTGATTTTGTAAAAGGTTAAGACTTGATACAGCGATACATATTTTTTGTCTTCCTCGTTCAACATATCGTAATGTTTCTTGTCTTCTCGCGAGTATTGCTCTAAATACTCCTCGAAGCTACGATTAATCTCATGTT